AATAATGAATAATAAAATGATGAAATGTAGGTGTGTAATATAAATATAAATAATAAAAAAAAATTAGAGAGAGAAAAAAAAAATTTAAAAAGAATTATATAGATTAAATTAAATTAAAATAAAATTAAAAAAATCAATATCAAATACCAAGACATTATTGACATTTTTCACATCATTTCTTTCTCTAAAACTATCATCAATAAAAATGGAATATTCTTTTACGTAATCTGATTTTTTTCGATCATCTGTTATGTGTATAATATCCTTAAAAATATGTTTATCTATTTTATATTTTTTTAAAGTTTTTATAATATCATATTTATGCCGACTTATTAAATATATATTTTTATTTAAATTTGAAAAATTGTATATCATTGATATTGCTTTTATATTTATTTTAGAATCAATGAGTAGTGTATCATCTAAATCAATGTAAATATTATTATATTTATTAAAATTTGAAATTTCCACATAATTATTAAATATTTTATTTACTTTAAAATTTATATTATTATATATTATTTCTACAGGATAATTAAAATGATAATATAACGTTAATAATATTAAGTTACAGCTATGTAAGCGGTTAATAGATGACGCGCCGGCGATTCGTGTAGAAACTTCTAATAATTTACAAATATCATTTTTATCATATTTTACTTGGAAAAACCAAGCACCTGTAAAATCTAACGTCTCATTAATTTTATTGGCAAATTTTATTATTATATCATACATTTTATCATCAGTATTTATTGTTTGGGTTATTACACTTAAACCATTTTTGTATAAAATACGTTTTCTTATGTTGATATATAGTAATTTACTATTATAAGTAAAACAATCTATAGTAAATTCATCGTTTGGTAAATATTCTAGAATTAAATAGGAATCATTATATTTTTCAATTAATTCATCTGTGCTATTTACTATGCAACAATTTCTACTTCCATAACCAATTTTAGGTTTTATAAATAATGGGAATATCAATGAACTAATATTATTAATATTATATCTAGATGGTATGTCTATAACATTATATAATTTATTATAGGTTTCTTCTTTGGATATGCATATTTTATTTGTGTCGTATGATGATGAAATTATTTTTATATTATGACCCATAAATATAGAGTTATGTTTTGATAATATTAAATGTGTACAATCCATTGTGGGTATTATAAAATTACAACAATTATCTACAGCGATATCCAGTAAATACTGAATACATTCCATTTCATTTTCTATTAAAGGACAATTATTATATGTAGTATTAAATAATATTTTATTTTCATAATTTATATGTGAATTTACCCCTATTAAATGTATACCCTTATGATTATTTAACGAATCTAATATTTCTACGGTTACTGTTGAAGCTGCTGGAAATATTATACCTATTCCATTGAACATGTATTTATATATAACAATAATATTTTATCTTTATATACCATTACCTTCAAAATCATGAAAACACGTAAATTTGCAATTATATATTGATGTATATTTTTCTCCACTGTTTATTATAAAGTCCTTAATTTTATCTAACATGTTAGCATCGCTTGCAAACGATATTCCGTGTTCTGTCAATGAGGTTGCGTAATTAAATGGCACAATATCAATTCTAAAAGAAAAAGATGAATGTATAGTTTGACAACTTAAAGGCATACGATTATTTGGATATATATCAATATTTTCCACTGGTAAATATCTGCCGCAATAAGTTGATTTTGTATTAACAAACACACAGTTAGAATATTTTTTATATACCTCATATAACGCTTGTAAATGAAATTCATTCCAATAATCATCATCATCTAAGTGACAATAATATTTATATCCAGAACTTCTAGCATAATCCAACCCTTTATTAATCGATGTAGCACCAGCACAACACCATAAATTTGTTCTATGTTTAATGTAATCTCTTTCAACTGTTTGATTATTTATATATATAATTTTATTATTATATTTGCACAAATTTCTATATTTATTAATTATAGTTAATAATTCATCCTCTGGTTCATATTTATCTCCAACAATAATCAAATCCCAATTTTTATATTTTTGCGATATTATACTATTAAGACTTTTTTCTAAATACTCGGGTGTCTTCCCATTCCGTCTATTGAATGTAGCCATTATAATTATACATTTTATGTCATTGTCATATTCGTCTATAGATAAATTATATGTGGTCGAAATAGTTTCACACATGTTATATAATATATATAATATATAAATATTATAATTATATTTTGAACAACACAAACTCATTCGACTACGTCTACGGAGTTTGTTACAAAACAATAAAAATTAAATATTTACGTTATATAAAATGAACTATTTAACTAAGTTTAATTTTTATAATGATTTAGTCAAAAATGATATATATGTAAAAAAAAATGGTGCAACTAATATATTATTTATAGGAGGTTGCAGAAGTTATGTATATGCTATATATTTTGAAGAAATATGTAAATATGTTCCGTGGTTTAAACATGCACAATTTGGATTTGCATCAATAGGAGTCCATGTTATAGATTTATTAAAAAGACAAAAAACACAAAATATAATTAATACAATTGAAAATGCTGATATAATTATATGTGAGCAAATAAGAAATTATAGTTTTTTAAATACTAGTAAAAATTGCGAACAAAACATATTTAATAATTTTAACATTAAAAAAACTTGTAAAATAATACAAATTCCTAATTTAGAATTTAGATATTATACAAATGAACTTATATTTGATGATAAAAATGATATTAACAACTATATAATAATAAAAAACATAAAAGAAAAAAATTTAATAAAATTTATTGAATGTTGTAAAAAGTATAATTTTGATATATTTGGAGAATATATAATGAATAATATTAATAATAACAGATTGTTTATTTCATTTAATCATCCATGCAATTATACAATTTTAGAAGCTGTTAAACTGATTGTGAAAAATGGTTTCCAACAAGAACTATTGGAACCAATTATAAATATTTTAAGAAATATAAAAATTTTTGATGGAGATATTAATGGAAAATCTGTTATATGTAACGCAGATTACGATTGCGGATTGAATAAAAATGTAATATAAATTTATAATTATTCGTAAAATATTATATTATAGTAGTATAATAATATATGAATATAGAAAACAAGGTATCTATTATTTTAACAACAACAGTCCATGTTACGCAAAATTCTGCGTTTCAAGTTAATAAAACGGACAGGATAAATACCTATTTAAAATCTATTCATTTATGGTTAAAATATACTGATTTTAATATTATAGTAGTAGAAAATTCAGGATATTTATTTGAAGAATTAGATAATGAGTTAAAATTATATAAAAATAGATTTGAAATAATTTCATTTAATCAAGAAGATGAAAGTAAAAATAAAGAATATCAGATGCATTTGATGTCTAAAGGTGGTCTGGAAATAGAATCAATTCAATATGCGTATAATAATTCAACCATTTTACAACTATCTACATTTATAATAAAAATAACTGGTAGATTTTTTATACCATATTTCAAAAAGTATATTAATAGTATAAACTTAGAAAATTATGAGTGTCTTAAACAACATTTTAATTTTCGGTGTGAAATAGTTGGAAGTCATATAAAAAATTTTGATACAATTTTTAATAGAAATTTATTTGTCAATAATGGGATATACGATTATCACGTTGAAAATGTATATGCTTATAGATTTTCTTTATATAAAAATGTTGCAATTTGTCCAATATTTAATATAGAACCAACACAACGTGGAGGACTCAATGAAATTTATTATCAATTATAAATATATACAAATTTAATTATTTTTATTAATTGTAAACACAATATCATCATATCTATTTTTATTCGATCTTAAATCATATGCTTTTATAAACCCCTTAAGATGTTCAGGAGTTTCATTTATAAGTATTTCAATCCAACTCCAGTCTTGAACGTCCTCGATAATTAATATTCCATCGTCTGTCATTATTTGTGAATATAATTTAATAAATTGTTTCATACTTTCTAATGTATGTGGTCCATCATCCAACATAAAATCAAATTTAATATTTTTATTTAAAAAATTTTCATTAAATGTTGATTCATCGTATGCATCAAAACGTCCTAATTTTATTCTTGGTTTATTTCTAATTTCAATCCACATATCGCTAATTTTCATAATATCCAATGCATAAACCGTTGCATTAGTAAAATAATCATGCCACATTTTTATACATTTTTTGCTGTTTCTTTTTTACTACATAATAATGTTTGATACAAATCCAGATAAGAATGTAAGGTATCTTTATCACTTCTTGAATTATCTATTAAATCCTTTAATTGCATATATAATACTATATCATATTATTATTTTAAAACTTAAATTAAATTTGATTTCTTACATCTATCATATAATTTCTTTCAATTGTATGCATAGGAATACCCCATTTTTTACATAATAGACTTAAAATAGTTTGATCGTGTCTATTTTCAATAAAGATTGGGTCATTTTGTCTAAATATATTATTAGAATCTGTTGCAATTCTAGCATCTTGATTATATGTTAACCATTCCCCAATAAATCTTATCGGATTAAAACATTTTCTAAGCAATATAAACCCAGACCATACTTGATTAGAGTTTTTAACTATTTCACCAAATTTATTTTGCGGAATATTCATTAAAATATATGCGTCATTTTTAGTCCACTGTTTTTCAATATGTGTCCCACTATTAGGTTTATTTGAATATACTCCTATATTTTTCCCTATTAAAATATCATTTTCAAAAACTCTAACATTTTTTAACCATAAATATTTACTATCATTATAGCATAATATATCACCTTCTTCTATTTCTAATAATCTTTTCAATATTATATATGGTTTCCAAACAGCATAACCAGCTAATCTTTTATATTTAAATAAATGGGAATTTTTTAATTTATAACAATCATCAATATCATCCATTGTATATATTTTTGCAGTATCAAACCCGCCATCTTCTAGTGCACTTTTCACGTTTGCTTCTGCGAATGACATATGATCTGGAGTAGCAAAAGTTATAAAATGATATTTTACCATTATATCATTTTATTTTATTTTATTTTATAAAATCTATCTTATATCTTATATCTTATATCTTATATTTTTATATAATTAAATGGAATATTATTTATTATACTACAAAATTTACTAAATCCACTCACGTGATCATATACCGATAACGACAATATTGCATTACTATATTCCATTAAAAAAAAATCTAACATTGTATTCATTACACCATTAGTTTCTGTTGATTTTATACCCTCTCCACCTAAATGTTCTATAGGTTTAACATATATATATAAATTTGGGATTGATTTTAAATGCGATTTTAATATATTACAATCACTAATAATTAAATATCTTCTAGATGGATTAATATATTTTTTTATCAAATTGGTTATTCTATTGATAAAGTTTATATCTATAGATGCGCTATTTACAAGATAATTATCCCCAGTCCTGATATGAATCACACCATAACCATTTTTTGATAAATTTAAATTATTCAATGTATAATCAATATAATTCATCATTATTTTACTAGGTCTTAATCTAGATTTTATAAATTCTTTCCCATCAGTTAAATGTGTATTAAAACAAGGAAATGCATTTGAAAATAAGCCAACTGTTTCACCATTTTGACAATTTAAATAATTAATAATATGATTTAAAAAATCTTTATTTACATTTTCTCTCGTATTTTCATAATTATTTGCGCCGTTTTTTCTATTCATTTCATTATAACATTCTATATTATTATAATCAATACCATGTACCCTTATTGGATTATCAATGTATTTTGATAATGGATGTTGTGATATATCTAAATCAAACTCTATATTTAACAATTTTGATACCTGCATTAAACAAAAACATCCTCTTAAATAATCTCCTAATCCTGGTGACTTACCATTACAATAATCTAATTGATATACATTTACAATTTTCTTTAAATTTTTATTTGTAAATGCTATAATACTCATAATATATTAAATTATTTTTTTTTATAATTTGTAGCATAATTATATAAATTCATTCGACTACGCCGAATATTTCTTCAAAATAACGGCAGGTACTAATTCATCCTTATTCTTTTCAATCTTCTTAAAGCATTTATTAATGGTAACCTCGCTTATCTCACTTGCGTTTTTCACATCTCGTTTGCTAATATTTAGTCCACATATTTGCGCGATGAAATAGACTACACCTGCAGCAATAGAATGCGGAGTATTCTCAGGCATTAATCCCTGCTTCTCAATTTTCATCGAAATAAATTGACACAGTTTAGTCAACTCACCATTTATATTCAATTTACTACAATATCGCTCAATAAATGCCTCTGGCTTTGTTCTACAAAATGATGTCTTTTCATTATTTTCTAGGTCTTTCTCTAAATTATTAATAATCGATAGTGCGTTTTTACATCCCCGTGTCGCACTCGTCACATCCAAATGAAATATCAGTGCGATTTCTTTCGCCGTGCGCGGAAAATTATTGATTCGACACGATATATAAATTGACGCTGCCAAAATTCCATCACGATTATCTCCTCGAAATGTCAACTCATATTCTGATATTTTCTTATGATATCTGATTGCGTCATCTATAATCATTTTTGGCACACCCGCGTTTTGCGACATCAATGTGATTCTTTGAAATTCATCATATTGCGATTTCTCCTTATATGGCATAGATTGCCACTCGGTATATCGTCTAATTTTTCGCATCTCATATGATGTAGATCCACTACATACAACTTTACAACCAAATGACGACTCTTTTAATAGTGGATTAATTGGCATACCACATCTAGTAGGATCGCTGTTTTGATTATCGTCTGCGCCATAATATCTCCATTCCGCTGATTGGTCTACTATATCTTTATAAATAATTCCACATTTTGAATTAGTACATGTTAAAAAGCCTTCATCTGAAAACGCCAAATTATTATTGCATCTTTCACAATTTTCTCTATTACCACACGATCTATACATACATTCTAAAGGTGTTTTATCATTGATCTCCTCGTCAAACACGTTCCATAGTTTGGTTTTATTTATAACATTATCTTTTCGTTTTTTACTTTCTTTACTCATCTATTCTAATATATTTTCAAATAAATATTACGATTTTACTTCAATTTTATTTTATATATTTATGGTATATGGGAAACAGTATATCTTCATATTCAATTATTCAACAGACTGGTGGAAATGATAATACTGAAGGAAATGATAATACTGAAGGAAATGATAATACCCCACTAGAAAAAACATTGGATTATATTGCGTCGCACTACATTTTAACAATGGATTTTCAGAGTTTAAGAAAACTACACGAAAAAGAGTACTGTGAAGAACTTATTGGAATTACATCGAAAATTGTGGATAAACACTTTAATGATTTAGAAGTGAATCAACTGCTAAAACGTATTACAACAGATGTTGAAAATCATTCGACTAACGCCTACGGGTCGCTCCAATCTGATAAACAAACAAAATGTAATCAAATTGCGAAATTTTATATAAAAATCGCCCATATCTTTTCAGCAATTGTTACTACAGTGAATCCAGAATATGTATATAAAGATGCCACTGGAAATATTCAAAAACATACACTAAATAATAAAAATGAAATACCAGATGGCTCAAAAATATCCGTATCTAAATTAAATTTATGCGGTGAAAGAATAAGCGCATTACGAGGGGCATCATCAGATTTCGAAAATGGTTTGGATAAAGATATTACGATTCATCCTGAAATATGCTCCATCAATATGGATAAATCTACTTTGGAAGATGAACCAGGAATCCCAGAACTAATTGATTTATATTATGATGACGATTATGACTATAAAACCGGAAAATTTCTTGGTATGTCTGAATCAACAAAAGAACAATATCAAGAAGATTTAAAACGATTTTATCTTGAATTTACAGGTGGTAAAGAATTGTCGAAAGAAATTAGTAAATTTGGTGATATTAAACTAAAGGATTATAGCAAACAACCATACTGTGAAAATTCACAAAGTTATACTGGAAAATACAAAGATAAATTATTTGTCGACTATGCAAACAATCTTAAAAAAATGGTTCAATCTGTGAATGAAAATCAAAGTAAATTGTTAGATATAATAAACGATCTATTTGTTTATGTTGATGATCCTATTACAAAACAACAAACCGTCAGGGTAAATCCTGAATTAAATAATGATACGCTTCAAGATGTAGTGGAAAAATCAAGAAATGTTATTATTGAGTTATATTTACAATGTGAAGGGGATTTTGCTAAAGGAGTTAAATTATATGAAGCGATTGTAGAATCGCAAATATTTGAAACATCGAAAAGACAAATAGTTACTCTAAATAATGCTGCTGAAAAATTATATATGGCGTCGTGAATATGGCGTCGTGAATATGATGTAGAAAATTTATATTATTTTTCAATAATATAAATATTTATGTTATGTAAATCAAAAATCTAAATCAACGATTTAAACCTTGGATGCGGCCATGGATGCGGCCTTGGTTGCGGCCATGGAGGCAGCCTTGGAGGCGGAGGCGGCCTTGGACGCAGCAGCAGACGCAGACTTGGACGCGGTGGCAGCCTTGGAGGCGGAGGCGGCCTTGGAAGCGGAGACGGCCTTGGAAGCAGCCTTGGTAGCAGCCTTGGAAGCGGACTTGGCCTTGGAGGCGGCCATTGACGCACGGCGGACTACACGGCGCATGGTTTTGGTGGATTTCTTACCAACCTTTCTGGTTGAACGACGACTTCTACGGGATGCCATTTATATATATATATACTCAACAAAAAAATAAAATATATCTAAATAAATTATATTTTTTGTTTTAAATTTATAATTTATTTTAATTCTACTAAACAAATGATTCTACTAATTCTACTAAATTTATAAATCTGGAAAAACTACTAAATCTACCAAATCTACCAAATAGTATCAGTTGAATGCCACCACATGTTATCCCCCTTTTTAACATTATATAAACTCCTAAATAAGTCTGATCTGGACAATGGAACATTCGCTCTATATTTATCCATCGGATGAGGATTTTGCTTAAGTTGTGCCGCAACAGCCGCTTTCAAAATATGTTGTCTTTGTTGCATAGCAAAATACACGTAAAATGCCTGAAACGATAACGAACGAATAGGTACTATATCTTTATTTTTATCCTGAAAATCTCTTAAATATTCTTGACATATTGCGAATCCTGAAATATCTGCTAGATCTTCTCCTATACTTGGCGCAGCATCAAATACAATACCATCGTCTAAATATAATTTCTCATATTGGTTAATAATATCTATTTGGATTTTTTTGAATTTTTTTTTATCTTCTGCTGTCCACCAATTATATAAATTACCTTTATAATCATATTTGCTACCCGTATCGTCTAGCGCGTGGGACATCTCGTGCCCCAATGTAGTTCCTAGATGTGATAAATTATATTCTATACCTCGTTCATCCATATCAATAAATGGCTTTTGTAAATAGGCTAAAGGTATATAAATCGAGTTTTCAGTAGGCGTATAAAACGCATTTACAATATATGCTTGCTTGCCAATTAGTTTAAACGCGTTCCAACTTATTTGAGGAATATCAATCACATCTTCACCTTCCAGTGCGATATATTTTTGCGTTCTCCAATTAGTAATTTTCTTTAAATTACCCCACGGGTCGTCGGCGACGTAATCTAATAGTGGGTCGTCACGTAAATGTTTCGGACGCGCTATCTTTAAATTTAAATGATCTAATTTTAACAGTGCGTATTTTAGGGTTTTTGGAGATAACCATTTATTTCGTCTTATAATTCTTTTGAATACTGTTATTAAATCCTTTCCCATTTTTTCAACATATTGAATATGATGGTCATTTTGATAGTTTCTTACATATTCCTCTGTTAAAAATGTATTAAACGCAAGTGAAAGACCAAATACAGGATATATCTCCCTTGGAAATTGCCCAGGAATTCCGTGTATAAATTTTCCGTTAAAATTGTAATGTATTAAAACTAATTTTTTATTAAAACGTATAATCTGTCGAAAATGTATGTATAACCAATAACTTTTCCATTTCGGGGTTTTCCAATTTTCTTTTAATAATGTGCATATACATTTCAAATAATTTAAGCTTGCACAAACAAATGTTGCCGGTGTTTTTTTATACCCGAGATGATGTGAAAATTGTTCCCAGTCAAAACCATATTTGCTTAATGCGTCTTCCGCTTTTACAAGATTATAAAAATCAGATGAATCATTTTTTACTGAATCACACCCCATTGCGATTAATATATCATATTCTACATCAAACACATCTTGACTCTTTAATCCGTGACCTTTACCTAAGCACGCATCAAATATATCATCTATATATTGTAAATAATGGGTTTTTACACTTTTTTTATATGTTATTTGTTCTTTCGTTAAATCACCGTTCATGTCGTCTCCAAAATAAAGCAGTGGGTCATATAATGACAATTCTGGAAAACTTATAAAATTATTAAATATTTTTGCGTTTTTATCGTCGGCGTGTACGTTCCAAAAAAGCGGGCATCCCCAACTGACTATTTCGTTATCATTGATATGTGCTAAAAATTTCCATAAATTATCCTTCAGTATATAAGAATCATATACTTCAACAATATGGCGGATATGTTTCATTGACGAATTTTCATCCAGATTTAACAGTGATTTATACATGTTGTTTATCATTTTTGCTTTTTTCGAATCTTCTTTCTTAACATAATTTTTCACTATTTCAATTAATTCTTTATATACCTTATCTTGAACCACTCTAAAATCATCTATTTGGACAAAATATTGTTTGTCTTGCGGTTCTGACATCACACTTTTAGTTGTGTCCATTAACCAAGAATAATTTATAAATGTGTAAAAATCATTTTGTGGTGTTATTTTTGAAGGGGAAAAAGGAGCTTTAAATAATTTGATTAATTCTTGTTGAATATTTTTATTTGATTTCTCTAAACTACCTTTCATTTTTTTTTCATATTCCTCTTCAAAACTGCTAAATGTTGTTATAGATGTAGCATTTTTTTCTACGATTGCAACAGTAGTACACGTTTTTGTATTTTTCTTTGTTTTATTTGATTTATTTGGTTTATTTGTTTTATTTTTCTTTGTATTTGATACCATTATATATATTATTAGACATTTTATTTGTCTTGTTTTTATTTGAATTTATTTTCCAACGTATTTAATAATTCATCGTTATATACGAAATTTCCTTGTGGTTTATAGGATGTAATGGGTGTAAACGTTTTTTGAGATTGTGCTTTTGTATTTGTTAATGGGTCTTTTGTTTTAAACATCATTTCCTCTAAAGATTTTGGTTCTACATTTCCATTCCCATTCCCATTTCCGATAGCTTCTACATTATCTACCTTTACACCGTATTCATTGACAATGATACCAGTTTTCTTTTTTAATTCGGTTCTTACATATGATGGTACCCAGTGCGCCCACGAAATTAATAATGTATTTGGATGAATATATCGAACATTGAATCCATTTTCCTTTAATTTATCCATTAAATACGCGATACATAATCCATTATCATATTTTGGTACACCCATAATTACTTCTGGCACTAAAAACCAACAGAAATTTTCGTCGAGTTTTTGGCGTGCCGTCGTTTTGATGCGAACGTGGATACGATTTAATATTTTATTATATAGAGCCAATTTGCTTAAATCATATTGTTTCTTCTTCTCATATAAATCATCTATATTCAACTTTTCCGAAAAATCTGTTACATTTTCTAATGTGAATATATTTGCCATATTACAACAAACAAAGAAAAAAGTTTTTCTATTATATTGTATTGTCTGAAAAAGCGATTAAATATATTTTATTTCATATAACTATTATACCCTTATTACCATTACTATTATTATTATGACTATTAAACATCTTGTAATTAGTGGTGGCGGTCCGACTGGACTAAAAGCAATAGGTGCTCTTCAACATCTAGAGCAAAATGGTGTTTGGAATATTAATGATATTGTTTCTATTTATGCTACTTCAGCTGGCGCCATTGTGGCGATTTTGTTAGCTTTGAAATTTGAATGGTCTGATATTACAGATTATATAATTAAAAGACCGTGGCACGATGCGTACCCATTCGGTGTGGACCAAGTATTTGAGGCTTATTCTAAAAAAGGGTTATTTGATATTTCGATTTTTAATATATTTTTCAAATCATTATTTAATGCAAAAGATGTATCGTTAAACATCACCATGCAAGAATTTTACGATTATTCCAAAATAGAATTGCATTTTTTCACACTTGAATTAAATCAATTTAAAATAGTTGATATATCTTATAAAACTCATCCGGATTTACATCTATTAACCGCCATCCATATGACATGTGCGTTACCTATGATTGTAACACCGGTATGTGTTGACGAACACTGTTATGTCGATGGTGGAGTAGTATGTAATTATCCGTTGAATTATTGTTTGGATCAGCATCCGAATGTAGATGAAATTCTTGGGTTAAGAAACGCATATGAGAATTCTCATCATAATATAGTAAATAATGAATCCACTATATTAGATTACGCTATGAATTTTATAAATACCCTTATTTGTAATGTTGATACAGAGGGGAAACAAATTTCTATTCCAAATGAAATCGCTTATAAAACGATTCATATGAATTTGTCGTATATTAGAACGGCTGTGTCGTCGCAAGATGTTCGACAACAACTATTTGATGATGGGTTAAATGTCGCAATTGATTTTGTTGTAAATAAAGTGGGCAAGGAAGAGGACGCGGAAAAAGAAAAGGAAAAGGAAAAGGAAAAATAGTTTTTTTATAAGACAGTATTCAAAAATTTAGTAATATTATCCTTAGTTGGTTTTGCATCAAATGAAATGATTTGACCATCCTTCAATAAAATAATGGTTGGAAATCCTTCTACCTTATACTGGGTCATTAATTTTTCAGTATCAGGTGTTTCTGTTGTGCAATTTACATCTGTAAATAGTATCTTATAACCATTTATAGCCTTGCCGTTATATTCAGCCTTTACTTGTTCCCATTCTGGTTTACTCGCCTTGCAATGAGGACACCAATCTGTCGAGAACATCATTATTTCTGATTCTTTTTTGGAATCAAATCCTTCTTTCCCAGATGGTCTAAAACTAGGAGCCATTTGTTGTTTAAAATAAGAATACGCAATAATAATCAATATAATTACACATACTACAATCAACATAGTTTTCCAGCTCATAGATGTAGCCATATTTTTAATTTTAGATAAAAATCCGGTATCAGACGCACTACCAGTTAAACTAGGAAAAAAACGAACCGATTTTGCTGAAGAACTCATCGTATATATATTTACTAAGAATAAATTAGTATATTTATCTAAACGAAATAAAAAGATTTGTACAATAAATAGTATAAGAAATATCGATAATATGTTATTTAGAAATTCATCCGGATTACTTATTGAAATAAATAAAAATTCATATAAGAATGATCAATTATATTACACCAAAATATCCGAAATAAAGGGTCTAAATATAACAACAAATACAAATACAAAAATAAGTTTGGAGACAATAGAAAATAAATATTCTACACAAGCTATAGGAAAATTATTATCTAGTTTCTAAAATATTGAGTTTTCTTCAGAATCCCATAATTACTATAATATATTTGGTAGTTTTATTTTTCTTGTGATATATTAGTATGACAAAAACGCGTAAAAATAGGTCATCCTATAATAAAACAAAAAAACATAAACAGATCTATACAAAAAAAGAATATAATAGTGGGGATGGAATGTTGACTGCAGTATGGGGACCGAGTATGTGGCATTATTTACACATAATGAGTTTTAATTACCCAGTTGAACCAACTATAGAAGATAAAAAATATTATCGCGAATTTGTATTAAACTTACGTTATGTATTACCGTGTAAATATTGTAGAATGAATTTAAAAACAAACCTTAAACAATTACCCATCACAATGACGGTTATGAAAAATCGTGATTCATTTTCACGATATATATATAATCTTCACGAGCTTATTAATAAAATGCTTAATAAAAAATCAAATCTATCTTATTGTGAAGTGAGAGAAAGATTTGAACATTTTAGGTCAAGGTGTACGGATGAAAAACCGAAATTATTTAAACTGTCTGATTTGCGTTTAAATAAAACAAGAAAATCTGGATTAAAAAAGGAAAAGGGGTGTACTGAGCCACTTTATGGTAAAAAATCGAAATGTATTATTAAAATTGTACCACAAGATGAGAAGGTTGAATCTTTTCAAATGGATAAAAAGTGTATTAAAAATCGCGGATAAAAATATAATAATGATATTTTTTATTACAATATCATTATTTTGTGGAGCGAAGGAGTTCTACTACATACCAAAATTAGAAAAATCAGATAAAACTGGAACTGGTAAATATTCATTATTTACAGAAGATCTTGCGTTTGCGTTCATATCATTTGATGAACTATAACTAGCGCCATTACCACCTCCATTTCCCCAGTTACCATTTGGTGAGCCATAATTTGATCTACTACTCTTATCACGATCCCATCCACTAAATGAATTTTCATCTGAATTACCGCCACCATAATTTGGTACTTTCTTACACGCAAAATCTGAATCTTTATTACTACACCTTTTACATCCAGGACAAGGAGGACATTTTTTATCAGAAGATGAAGAACTAGTATTCGCACATTGTGAAGGACATACTGGAGGAACTATTTGTGATTTCAATATATATAAATTTTCTTGTCCAGGCGGAATCATACTTTTCGACACACCGGGAGGAAACACACTATCATATGTAGAACCATTTAAGTTATTATTTGTTGGTACAGATGGTGTTAAAGGTGATGTTGAAGTTGAAGTTTCTGTTGCTGCTGATGTTGCTGCTGATGTTTGGTCTCCTTGATATGTATAACTATTTGTTGCGGTATAAATTCTAATAGTTCCGTCTGGTTTTGTCACTTCAATTGCGTACTGTCCATCTTTTCCAACAAATATACGCGCGGATTCACCGGTTGAACTTGTAAAATTTGATTTTCCAAATGATGCCATTAAACTACTAATACTATTTGTAAAATCTTTATTACTTGTAGAGCCACTTACATCTGTTACTGCTGTTACAGGTGCGTTTATAATATACTTTGTAGTTTTTCCATTACTACCAACTACAGAAATATATTGATATCCATCACTAGACATTATTTTTGCAGTACCTCCATCGGGACCATAAAATGTGGTTGGGGAAGAAGATTTACTATAATGATCATAATTATCATAGTTCATACTAGAATTACTTGATTTTGATCCACCTGAAGAGACACCTGAATTTAATACAACTATATTATCTTTAGATTCAAACCCTTCTTTAAACATTTTACCTCCTAAAAAATAAAATAAAATTAGAAATAATATTGTCATTATAGCTAAAATAATTATTGTACTTTTTTTCATCATTAGATTCATTGTATATTTTATATTGTGAAAATATATTTATAATAATAATTGATTTACAATTAATCCGATTTTATCAGAATACCATAAATAAAATGACAGAAAATAACGAGATTTTACTAAAAATAAAAAAAACACGTGTAAAACCAGCACCATTGGCAAAATATTATAGTGATAATTTAAATAGTATAGAAATAGGTGTAGATGAGGTCGGTCGTGGTCCTCTTTTTGGACGGGTTTATACGGCGGCGGTTATTTTACCTAAAGATGATAGTTTTGACCATTCAAAAATGAAAGACAGTAAAAAATTTCATTCTAAATCAAAAATGATAGAGGTTGCGGAATATATAAAAGATAACGCAATCGCTTGGTCTGTTTCATACGAAGATGAAAAAACAATTGACGCTATTAATATTTTACAAGCGACACAACAATGTATGCATAAATCTATTTCCGAAATTATTAAAAAAACAGTTATACCTAATACATCACATATTAAACTGTTAATAGATGGTAATTATTTTAAACAATATACTACTTACAATACGACACATCAAAAAATCGAACAATTAGATTATGTTTGTATTGAAGGGGGAGACAATAAATATTCCGCGATTGCTGCCGCGTCTATCCTAGCAAAAGTTGCTAGAGATACTTATATTGAAGAATTATGTACAGAACATCCAAATCTCGTGGAGCATTATAGCATTGACTCAAATAAAGGATATGGTGCAAAAAAACACATGGATGGTATTCAAGAACACGGTATTACAATTTGGCATAGGCGATCATTTGGTCCGTGTAAAAAATTTGTATAAATCTTCAAACGTGTAAATATAAGCTATTTAGAAAAAATTGATTTATATTAATGTATTTTGTCATATGATACATTTCCAAACAAGAATAATATTAATATTTACAATGAAAGTAATGGTTTTTGATACAGAGACTACGGGGTTGCCTAAATATATGAAACATACTCCAAATCAGAATAATTTGGATAATTGGCCTCATATTGTTCAACTGAGTTATATAATATATGATACAGATACAGATAGTGTGTTAAATATAACAGACCATATTATTCGAGTTCCAGAGGGAGTTCAAATTACTGAAGAAAACGCAGCAATTCACGGTATCACACAGGAAATTTCTCGGCAAGGAATTCCACTTAATGCGGCGCTGGATGAATTTATGGTAGATTTTGATAAAGTTGATTTAATCGTCGCGCACAATATCGAGTTTGATAAAAAAATGCTAATGGTGGAATTATATCGCGCGAATTATATTTTGTGCGTAGATAAAATAGAAACCTCAACAAAATACGTGTGTACTATGCAAGAAGGAATCGATATTTGTAATATAAAGGCTTTTACTAAAATTGAAAAAAAAGAATATATTAAATGGCCTACGTTAGCAGAGCTGTACCATCATCTATTTCATTATGAACCCAAAAATTTACATAATTCATTAAATGATGTTGCAATTTGTTTGAGATGCTTCTTAAAAATGCAATTCGATAGAGATGTATGTGAAAAAAATGATACTATTTTACAAATGGTAAATAAACTAAAATAACCAAAAAACAAATAAAAACAAAAACAAAATAAACAACTGAAAAAAAGGCACCAGGAGGTGTGTTTCTTTTTTCTTTAAGTATGAAAATCAATAATATATATAAAAGGAAAAAAGTTGCGTTTTCCAAAAGTCGTTTGGTTTTTCCTTTTTGGACAAAAATAAATGTCCAAAAATGGCATAGGTCGATTCCTTCCCCGAAAAAGGGTGTTTTTTTTGGCTTATGTAGACAAAAGTGAAAATCGCGAAATAAATTGGCTGCATAATTTTTTTTTGGAAAATATATATTTTTATAAAAAGGTTTAGGAATTATTTTCTATGATAAATATACGACAACAAATGACAACGATTTCGACAACAGAAAAAAGTTCCAAAGGTTCCAATATATTTAATTGTGAAAATTGTGATTATACTACGTCACGTTATAGTCAGTATACTCGTCATTTATCGACATCTAAGCATATAAATAACAACGTGTCGACAATCAAGAACGTTCAAAAAGTTCCACCAAAAATATACGCGTGTAGTTATTGCGATAACATCTATAATGATAGAGCAGGGTTATGGCGTCATAAAAAGAAATGTAAACAAGAAAAAGAAAAATGTGATGATGAATTATTGAATAATAGTAATTTAATACTAGAAATGTTGAAAGAAAAATCGTTACCAACCGAAAATAATGAATCATTAATAATAGAATTATTAAAGCAAAATCAAGATTTCAAAAATCTAATGATTGAACAGAATAAATACATGATGGAGCAATCCAAACAAATGATGGAGCTAGCAAAAAACGCAGGAAATAATACCAACTGTAATAACACAAATAACAAATTCAATATGCAAATCTTTTTGAACGAGACTTGTAAGGACGCAATGAGTATAACTGAATTCGTAAATTCTCTCGTTCTAACCTTTAAAGATTTAGAAGATTTAGGTCGATACGGGTATACACAAGGAATAACCAATATATTTACTAGAGGTTTACAAGCAACAGAAGTATCAAAACGACCTATTCATTGTAGTGACATAAAAAGGCTGATAATTTATATTAATGATACAAATGGCTGGGAAAAAGATAATAGTTCCCAAGAAAAAGTAATCCAATTAATAAAGAAAATAGCAGGAAAAAATCTAAGACAAGCGACCGAATGGATGAGAATAAATCATTCAATGATACACGGACCAGATTCATATGAGCAACGCCAATATTTGAAAATGATTTCGCAATGGTTTGGGGGTACCGACGAGGAGAATGTGAAAATCTATAACAAAATCATCCGAAATATCGCACCACAATGTTATATTGATAAATATCCTGCTTTGAAGTAGAATCCTTTGATTAGATTAAAGTCCTTCGACTAAAGTCTACGGAAAACGCCAATTTTTATAAAAATGTTATTTTTATAAAATATTTAAAAATGTATTATTATAGTGTATTAGTAAAATGAATAATGAAGATAAAATTAAGTTATTAGAAGAAGAAATTGAAATATTAAAAGAAAAATTAAAAAAATATACAGCACCTAAAAGAAGCAAAATATTTTACGAAAATCACAAAGAGGAAATTAAGCAAAAAGCTAGAGAGTATAAAGAAAAAACAAATTATAATACAAATATTCCAAAAGAAAAGAAGAAAGAATATAATAAAATTGCGTATCAAAAAAAAAAAGAACAAATGAAACAAACTCCTTTGACAGTAATATCAGGAGTTCCATCGCTTTTCGCTACGCCTACACCCAGCGCCTTCGGCTACGAGTCGCTCCAAAATAAAAATATTATTATTTCAAATGAAAATATTTAGGAATAATTTAGAAGATTTTTCGTTAAAACTACTTAAATATTATCTTTATATATAATAGAATGTCGAAAGTAGAAATAGATTATTCAAATACCATTATTTATAAAATAACGTGCAATGATCCGAATGTGAATGATGTATATGTAGGACATACTACAAATTTTGTTCAAAGAAAGCACGCACATAAACAAAGTTGTATAAATGAAAAATCGCCAAATAATAAGTGTAAGTTGTATGAAGTGATTAGAGCCAATGGTGGATGGCTAAATTGGAATATGGAAATAATACATTTTTGTAATTGTAAAAACCAATATGAAGCAAGAATAAAAGAGCAAGAATATTTTGTATTGTTAAATGCGAATCTAAATAGCGTTGAACCAATGCCGCCAAAAAAAACAATATTAGTTAAATCGTCACTATCTCATTCTGTTAACACTCCAGGAGTTCATCTGATTACACAATGTGCTGTCGACACGAACAAAATTGAATTAACATCTGACATATCAACAAATAATACGAATAAAAATATAAAAAAATATCGATGTGAAAAATGTCATTATACATCCACCAGACAGAGTCAATATGATAGACATCTAATTACAACAAAACATCTAAAACCGAATATAACCCTGACCAATTTGGTCGAAAAATTTCCTACAATATCATCATTTGATTGTGTATGTGGCAAAATATATAAACACCAATCCAGTTTATGTAATCATACAAGAATATGCACTGAAAAAATGAAATTTAATGATGCTATCCAATTAACTCCAAATAACAATAATATTATAATAGAGATATTGAAGCAAAATAATACAATATTATTAAAAAATCAAGAATTCAAAGAATTATTTTTAGAACAAAATAATGATTTCAAATCAATGATTTTAAAAAAATCGTTACCAACAGAAAATAACGATTTAATAATAATCGAATTGTTAAAACAAAATCAAGATTTCAAACATCTAATGATTGAACAAAATAAATACATGATGGATCAATCCAAACAAATCCTGGATATAGCAAAAAACGCAGGAACACTACCCCGATAAATACCCGACTTTGAAATAAATCATTCGCCTTTTGCTGCGCTTAAGGTGATGACTCGCTCAAATATTGTAAAAAAATTGATATATTTTTTATAATATTGTAATAAGCAATATAATTACACACAACATAGTTGTAAAAATGGCACAATATGATCCGTTAATAGTTCGATCCTTTTATCGCAAAGGAAAAAGATGTTATTATTCATATGACGATGAATTATATGCGGCTACATTTCCAGAAGAATGGGTTGAAAATCATTTAGATGGAACAGGTCCAAAAGAATGTGAAAACTGTGCGGAATATGGTAGTTGGAATGGTGTTTTTATCGGATATTGTTGTAATTGCGCAATTCACGATTATTGTGGCACAAGAGGAAAGGGATTTATTTATCCAGGACACGAACTTGAGAATGAGTGTAACAAAGAATTTCCTAGTGTGTTTGATACCTATTTGAAAGACGTACATCATAGTGATATAGGTGATGTCGATTTCAATAATTCAATAGAAACAACTGGTCAATTAGAAATTATGGAGGAAAACACCGATATTACACGAAGTATTCTGAATAATATTTGTAGACAAAGTTTAAGAGTTATGATGAACTCCTTCGACCGTCGTCTCCGGAGTTAAGTCGCTCACCTGCGCCTTTTGCTGCGCCTTTTGCTGCGGTTAAGGCTTCGGATAGCTCCAAAATCAATCTCCACCCAAAAATAAAACATTTAAAAAAATTGAAACACTTTTTATATATAAATCCATATTACCTTTCACAAGCAATAAAACATTAAAATGACACAACAATTAAATAAGGTAAAGAACGCTGCTCTGGATGCTTTAAGAAAGCAACGTATTATAACAAGTCCACGTGATTTGGTATTATATACAATGCTTGAAAATCATCCATCTTTAAATAAACCAGACGATGTTGTATATGTATATGAACACGTGATGGATCAGTTTAAATATAATAGAATGCGAAATGTTAATGTGTTACATCCAATAGTAGTAACGAATCAACAAAATGTAATAAATTATGATGAAGTTAATTTGATGGCTGATATTCTTGATAATAATATTAATAATAATAATCAACAACTAGAAGAAAATCCAGAATATGGCTTCTCTAATATTGAGACAAATGGATATGGTAGTAATTATAACGGAGGATATGACTCATACTAAAAAATAAAAATAAAAAGCAAATAAAAAATAAAAATAAAAAGCAAATAAAAAATAACCAATAAAAATAACAAGTATATATTTGTTATTTTTTTACACACTATTTATCCATTTTAACCATAATTCAGTCTGGTCAGGATTACCATAATTTCCATATTTTTGTAAATTATTATCCACCGCATTTTTTTTATGTTTTGAACATAAATTATCTTTTTTTACTAGACACCCACAATGGTTTCCTTTATTTTTTCCTTTTGAAAAAATATATTGACATCCAAAAACGTCGGTACTAACCAAAGTTTTTTGATTGTGATCCATTCTATGATATGATTTACTCTCTATAATAATATAGTAAAATGGCTCTATATAACTTTTACAATCTATTTTTATATTCTCTATTCTCTATGCAGAGCACATTTCACAAATCTCATCTTTTTCAGCTGCCTTATTTTTTTCGGGTTCAATAGTGAATTGTTGTGCCTGATGTTTTGCTTTTCTTCTTAAATAATAAATACCGGTTTTTAATCCCATTTTCCATGAATAAAAATGCATAGATGTCAATGTATTATAATTCGGGTCTTCTAACCACAAATTCAAACTTTGGCTCTGACATACAAACGCACCTCTATCAGCCGACATGTCAATTAAATGTTTCATCGGCATTTCCCAAACAATTTTATATTTATTTCGAATATGTTCTGGTAAATCAATTAGCTGTTGAATACTACCTTTATTCGCAATAATATTATTCTTTATTTTATCATTCCATAATCCCAAATCAATTAATTCTCTCATTAAATATTTATTCACTACAACAAATTCCCCAGCAAGTGTTCTACGACTATAAATATTACTAGTTATCGGTTCAAAGCATTCATTATACCCTAAAATTTGAGATGTACTTGCGGTGGGCATTGACGCAATTAATAAAGAGTTGCGTAATCCGTTCGCAATGATAGACGATTTTAAAATAGACCAATCGTATCGTTTAGATGGAGTTACATTCCACATGTCAAACTGAAGAATACCTTCCGATGCTGGTGATTTTTCAAAAGAACTATATGCTCCTGCGTGGTCCAAATTTAAATCCGTTATTTCTTTTACAATAGGGTTTCGACTTTTTAATTCCGTCGGTAAATTAGAGACATTGACATATTCATCAGGTTCTAACGTAGTAAAATCAACATTATTACCTAGGTGCGTTCTAATCATTATCATATCCAAATGTCTTTCTTTCGCGAGTTCATTACTGCGTTCAAGCGCAGCGTGGTACATTGTTTCAAATATGAGTTTATTTATTGTTTTTGCTTCATCACTATGAAACGCTACATCCATCATAATAAACACGTCAGCTAATCCTTGAACACCAATGCCAATTGGTCTATGTAATAAATTACTACGTCGTGTTTTGGTAGTGGGATAAAAATTAATATCAATTATTTTATTCAAATTTGACGTGACAACTTTTGTCACACTGTGTAAATGTTCATAATCAAATGATTTTTTTTCTTCATTTACAAACGCAGGTAGCGCAATACTAGCCAAATTACAAACGGCTGACTCTTTATCGTCAGAGAATTCTAGAATTTCTGCACACAAATTGGAACTTTTAATAGTTCCAAGATTTTTCTGGTTTGATTTGTTATTCGCCGCATCTTTATATAATAAATAAGGTGTCCCAGTTTCCATTTGAGAATCTAAAATTTTAAACCACAAATCACGCGCATTTATTGTTTTGCGAATAAGATGTGGAGAAGATTCGTATTTCATATATAATTCTTCGAACTTTTCCCCATATACATCGGATAAATTAGGACATTCGTTTGGACAAAAGAGAGACCATTTCCCATTCTCTTTAATACGCTTCATAAATAAATCGGGAACCCATAACGCGTAAAATAAATCACGTGACCGTAATTCTTCGTCGCCTTGGTTTTTCTTCAAATCTAAAAATTCTACAATGTCCGCGTGCCACGGCTCTAAATAAATCGCAAAGGAACCGTTTCTTTTCCCTGAATTGTGAACCAACCCCATATCAGTAAGATAATTATGGTTATCAATCATATTAAAATCGTATACATCCCCTTCATAGTTTATTTTATTAATAGACCGAATTCTTCCCCATAATATTCCATTCCATTCAAAATACTTAAAAAATATCCCCGGTTTTTTAAATTGAATAATACTTGATAAATTTGGATGTTTTGGGATTCTTAAACAATAACTTATTTTTTTGTTTGTAATAGTCCTTCCATGTATAGTGGTGTGTGAAGACCCTATGTAATTTTTTACATTACCTGAAGTTAAAATTCCTAATCTTAAAAATAAATATCTCATCTGCATTATAAGTTTTAATGAAGTATTATAAAACTGTAATTCCTTTAAATTTGACCCATCTGTTCTTAATAATCCTTCAACAATCTTTAATGTCTTATTTATAGGAAGATGTAAAAAACTATCTATTATATATTTATCATTATTATCGTCATATAACATATCTCGGGTTATTTGTAATGATTCCCAACAAGTCCATTTAATACTTGTACATCCTGGATGTGATGATTCCCAAAAATGTATTTTTTTATTATTTAAATACTGTTTAACAAATGTAATTAATTCGATTTTTGTAATATTGTTTAAAGTAATACCACATTCATTTCTATTACGACAAATATGTCCATCACCTAACATCATTCCATAAAATTTATAGTAATCTAAGTCATTTATATCATTATCTTTTACATAAGTTGGAATGGGAAACCCCACAATATCATCTTCAGTTAATTCAGACGCATTATAGAAGTCGGGTTTAATCAGTCCTGTTTCTAATTTTTTTTTGATACTGGAATAAATTGTAATTTTCTTTTGATTTTTAATTAAATACAATTGGTGTTCCATTGTAACTTTTACAGGAAATAATGTATTTGTCGCACGTATTTCTAATATTTCTTTATTAATATGATTTTTAACAACACCATTTACTTTTTTAAAAGTTCCATCGTGTGTAACTAGTTCATCTATATTTGCTACAATATCTTTCATCTGTTTTGGTCCTTGCTTTGAATAAACCCACGTGTCTGGAGTAAAACACTGATTTATAAATCTCGCCGTATCATTAAACACACGTAACATCGGGACAATCCCAGTAGATTTTCCATTTGTTCCTCTAATAATAGAATTATTCGCGCGAACATTATGAATATGAAGACCCACACCTCCAGCCCATTTAGAAATATTCGCACAATCGTGTAGAGTATTATAAATGCCATCTAAACTATCTTCTTCCATTCCAAGTAAAAAACACGATGACAATTGTGGCTTCAAAGTCCCTGCGTTGAACAGTGTTGGTGTTGCGTGTGTAAAATATTTTTGAGACATTAAATGGTATGTTTCTTTAACTAATTCCAAGTCATCGCCGTGAATACCGATAGCAACACGTAACCACATATGTTGCGGTCGTTCAACTATTACGTTATTTATTTTGAAAAGATACGATCGTTCTAATGTTTTAAATCCAAAATAATCAATTAAATAATCACGGTCATAATTGATAATTTCATCAAATTCTACACTATATGCGGATACGGTATTAGCCAAATTGTGAGAAACAATCGGGGAATGGATTCCATTGGTGTCGTGATTTAAATACAATTTAGAAATGACGTCTGAAAAAGACGAGCTTGTGTTTTTATGATGATTTGAAACTACAATTCGACCAGCTAAAATACCATAATCGGGATGTTGTGTAGACATACCTGCGCATTGTTCGGCGGTAAGTTCGTCGATTTTTGTAGTAGAAATTTTATCATATAGTTGATCAATTACCTTCATTGCTAATGAAGAATAATTTATCTGGATGTTTACTTCTTGACCAATTTTCTTAATACGATTTAGAATTTTATCAAACGCAATATCTACTAATTTCCCATCACGCTTAATAACTCGCATATCCATTGTATTATCCATTGTATGATATAATGTAAAATGTCTATATTCATTTTATTATGAATTATTATGAATTATTATGAATTTTATGTAATAATTTATAAATAAAAATACTAGTATTGTGTAATGATATTTTTGGAGCGACCCGAAGCCTTAAGCCGAGCAAAAGGCGCCGGTGAGCGACTGAACTCTGTAGGCGTAGCCGAAGGAGTTGCAACCTATATTGGGTGTTATTATACATTGATTCACATTATATTTATGATAACTATTGTCACCATTTTATTATTTAGCAATAATATTACATATTTAACAATATTACTGATAATTTTAGTATTGGATATATTTGTAAATATTCTTAGTCACGATTGTCCTTTGACTAGTTTTGAGGAGAAATATTCACAAAATAGTACCACACAAGATTTTTCACATAGGATTTCACAATTAGGAATATGTTGTAATTGCAATCATATTTATGAAAAACAACTAAACGCATTAATGAATATTTTTTTAATGATTTTAGGTAAAATTATTATTATATTATTGGTAAAGTTGTATCGAGTAATATTAGTAAAATAAAATTCTAATTTATTTGTATTATAAAATTATTATAAATGAATAAAAATAAGAATAACACTAAAAATGTATTGCGTGACGTGTCGTCTACGAAAATAAAACCATTTATTCATCAATATTTTGGAAATAATTATTCCGTTTTCCATAAAATTATGTTAATTATAATACTATTTATTGGATTATGTGTTAATGATATTATTATTTTAATAATAACACTCATCGTATTAACGTTGGAATCGTATATTAATATATCAAATGATGATTATCCGTTCACTTTATTAGAACAAAGAAATATGATACGTTCTCGTGAAAAAAAAGAAAGAAAAAGAAGGAAAGAAGGAAAAGAGGGAAAAAAAGGAAATGATTTAAAAATAAATAGTAACGATAATTATTTCATCACAACTCAATCTGAAATTATTATAAATATATGGATATTTATTGGATTAAAAATTTTAATAATTATTTGTCATAATATGTTTATGCAAAATATAATTATATAAAATTATATATAATAATGACCTCAAACACAAAAGGCATAATTTTCCTATCTGGAATTTTACTAATTATTGTGGCCTCTTCATTCATAATTAATAAATCTATGTTTCAAGAAGGATACAGTAATTATTTAGCAAATAAAGAGCCAGGTAACAGTGCTAGTGAAGTAGGTACACTTCTAGCGGATAGTTATCCTTCCACTGGTCGATCTACTGTAAGTGATAACAATTATAATACCAGATGGCAAGATTATCCTGTATTTGGCGTGGGATCATTCGCACAAATTACAAATAATTTACGCTATTGGAAAAATCCAGATGAATCGCAGTGTCGTACTCCTGAATTTTGTAATGCGTTATATAATGACAAACAAGTGAAGTCCAATATTTCAAAACCGTTACCACCTGCTCCAGCAGTAGATAATAATAATATTCGCGTTAATTTTTACACCACAAATAAAAACTTATTTCTTGGTCCACAAATTGGACCGGAATTACCTGCTTTCTAAAAAAGCTAAAATTACTTTTATTCAAAATACATAATAAAAGTAATTTGATATTATGTTGTAATGGACGCAATAAATCATTTTGGAACAACGACAACAAATAAAAATGACATATTAGACCCACTGTCTATTATTATAAAACTTTTTATTTATTCGTATAAACCAGCTGGCACCAAAATATCCATAGGAAATAATAGAATATACATACAGGAAAGCACGTATATTCAGGGTATAATACGAAAAATAAACGGTGATACCAAGAATGATATCACTATTTTAACGTGTCCAGTATTATACGCGTGTTTGAATTATTTGAAAAATACAGAAACACGAAAAGCATATATCCCGATATTCAAAATCGCAATGGAAGGACTTGTAAATATGAAACAAACATATACCGGAACACCTATTATATATAATATTGAGCATATCATAAATATCATTCAACTATTTTTGGATGATACCACAGATACTGGTGGGACGGATTCTGTTATAAACCAGGATACGCCTCTTTTCAAAATTAAAGAACATATTTATCATCTATTGAATGATTCGTGGACTACTGATAGAAAAAATATATTATTTGGGTATATTCGAGAAATAACAGATATTGCAAATACGAATATTAATCTAAAATTATTATTGATTGACGGGTTATCCAAATTTATGGATTGTATGGATACATTTGTATCAAATACATTATTACATCCATAAGTAATATAAAAATATATTATATATTATATATTAATAAGATATTATGGATATGGATATATCAAAAAATATTGTATGTGTAACACTTTATTATGACAAATATGAAGCATATTATGGTGATGGTCTTTATCCTCAACTTACGAAAGCTACTCCGTGTACCAAAGAAGTTATCATTTCGTTTTCACTTGATAATCAAAATTATTGGAGACAAAAAAATGATGACGATAATCAGGGTATTTGTGGATTAGATGGGGATATTGGTCATTTATTATTGGCAAAAATAAATGAACTAGCTGTTGAACAAAATATAAATGCAGGAATAGGAATAAAAAACAAATATGATTTAATTATATACCCAAATAAATAAAAATACAAATATACAAACTCATTAGGCTACTACTTCAATGATTATTTCTTAGTTTCATCAAACGATTCTGTTCTTATTTTGATGACAATATTTGTTCCTGGATTTATTGATGGTGTTGTATCGATATCAGAAATTGAAGTATTATTCAAACTCCTTCGACTAACGTCTACGGAGTTCCCTCGCTCACCGGCGCCTTCGGCTACGGCTCGCTCCAATTTACCAACACTAATTTTACCACTACTCTTATCAATATTTAATAAACAACTATTTATTTCAATATTTGCTCCTACTACTACTACATCCTCTTTTTTTATGCGTTTTTTTGGTGCGCGATGCTGAAATCCGCTATTGCGCTCTTTTTCAATAATTCCCCATAATTCTTTTAACGTATGAACATTATCCTGAAACCATTTTTTATTCCTTAGAACAAGTACACAACTTACTTCTTCTAATTTCCAGAAGAGATTTTTAATCCACGTGTATCCTATTAGTTGGTTTTCTTCTATTATTTTTTGTTCCCATACATCATTAAAATATTCCTCCGTCATTAATAATGGTTTATATACATAAATTGGTCTACCTTCATTTGTCGAAAAGTACATTATTATTCCTTTATAATTTCCGTTATCGGTTGTTAAAAAGTCTCCATCTGCATTAAAGTCCTCAACCGATTTATATTCAACAAATCTTGTTTCTAAAAAGTCGCATTCATCCAAGTCACACGTTTCCATTTGTAATTGCGTCTGAATCCAATATTCTTTTTTGGGAATACCTGTTATTTCACGATTCACAATATTTTTAATTTCAAGCATGCGTCCGAAATTTGGTAGAGTATGGTCACCGATTATACCATCAGGACTCGCCCCTAAGAAATGATATGTGTCGTGCTGAATACATCCAAAATCTTGTACTTTTGTTTTATATACGTGTTCATAATACATAACTGAGAGGGGTTCATATTTTTGTCCCCAATGCATTGGTGAATTTACATTTACAAATTGATTTTTGGGAGGTGTTGTTGTTGTTGGTGTATCTATAATTATAGGTTGGCATTTTTCATAAATAAGTTGGTTTCTTGCGCTTTCATTTTCAAATGCTTTATATGCGTTCGATGCGGTAATTAATTGATGTCTAAACGCGTACCATTCGGGTGTTCTTTGCGCGGGTTGTGGAAGTTCGCTTAAATATTTTACTCTATTTGAAATTTCAGTTATATTGGATGGTTTCGTAGAAAATGTATTTGGGAAAGATCTACACGGCATAAAATGGAGGTAAAACAAATCTTCTGCTATTTTTATCATATTGTCTATATCATCTTCAATTTCATCATCTAATAAAATATTATTTTCGAGAATAATAGTCATAATTTCTGTAGTATGGTCTATCATATTATCTCGAAAATCTGGTTCACTGATAGCCGATGGATTATCAGTTACATAATCGTGCATTATTTGTAAACAATCATTAATAACCTCATCGGTGTCGAAAAGTGATTTTAAATCTTCTGTTGAATCAGTATCGTCACCATCATCTGAATCATAATTTTCCTCTTCCAATTCGACGACAATATCGTCTATTATATTTTCTAATTCTTCAAGGTCTGATAACAACATAGTATATTATATTTGTTATATACTATATTGTCTTGGTTTTATATCAATTTTATTTTTTACAGTAATTTATTCTTTATCCGAATCGGAACCTGCGTCTGCATCAATTGCCGATAATTGTTGTTTTTTATTATTTTTAATAGTCCCTTTCACCTTTTTAGGAGGTAAACTTTTTAAAGTAGACACTCTTTTATCCGTATTTCTCAATGTAAAATGTTTAGTAGGTTTATTATAAAATATTGCGGGTATATCTTTAATTTCACCTGTTGTTTTATCATAATCTACATCTTTTACCCGTTGGAATTTTTTTCTATCCAATGAATCTTTGAGAAATGCCACAAGAAGTGACGCTTCTTCACTTGTTAATTCTTTATCTTTTGCATATGTTTCTGCAAAGCTCAATAATTTTTTTGTTTTTAATGTTTTATCCAATTTACTCCACGGTTCAATTTGTGTGTTATTTTTATTGTCTTCTAAAAATTTTTCCAAATTACATAAATCATTTGCTGTTGATTTTGATTCTTTAAAAACGACACCACTTAAAAGCATTGTTTTATATTTTAGATTTTTTAGTTCAACACATTCTTCTTCTTTTATAGCGGTCTCCATAATACTATACTATATAACGTTAAGTTTAATTCACTTTCGCAAAGTATTAATATTGTTATAAAGTTTTATATTGATTTTTAGATAATATAATTTATAGATAATATATGCATGATATAATGGACGAAAATGATTTGGAGCGAGTCGTAGCCTTAAGCGTAGCAAAAGGCTCCGGTGAGCAACTTGAATCTGTAGACGGTAGTCGAAGGATTCCGACCGATAAAAAAATTAATATAAGTGGTACTAGTAATCGATATCAAATAAAAAAACTAATATCAGATAGTAATACAATTATTAAAAAAAGAAAAGAAACCGAAAATTGGGATATGCCTGATGAACTTTTTCTGGAAGAAAAACAACAAGATATCGTGTCGTCTGTATATAATAATGTTGCACACGACAATTGGATTAAATACAATTATATTTGTGACAATTATATTACAAATCCAATATATTTAAAGGTGATACTTGGACAAATAGAGAGAAAAGTAGCAAGCTACAAACAACAAGATGTATTAAAAAAAAGATATTGTGATACTCAATTTATTACTCTAGCTGAAGTTATTCATAAATTACACGAATGTAAGTTACAATGTTATTATTGTGTGAACAAAATATTAATATTATATGAAATATCACGTGAACAAAAACAATGGACGTTGGACCGCATAAACAATGATATTGGGCATAATAATGATAATGTATTAATTTCTTGTTTAGAATGTAATTTAAAACGAAGAAAAACGAACAAGGATGCTTTTTTATTTACGAAACAATTAAAAATAATTAAAGGGGAATAAAAAATGGTTAGTTATTTACACATAATAAAAATAATATGTGTAAGTAAATGATGGAATGGAAATGGACATATGGTGGACGTTATGAAAAATCTTGCCGACTTCAAAAACAACAACAACAACAGCAGCAACTGAACCAAAATTCTGATTCTGTACAACATAATATAGCACAAATGGCGCAACATCAATCACTGCTGTCTGAAAATGATATTTGGTCTTTAGACGACCCTATGAATAATATGGGTGATAAACCATTAAATAAACGAGAAGATACATATAATAAAATGTCGGAGAGAGAAATGATCGGGCAAATTGGAATGAGTCCTTTTTCAAATAGTAATTATATAAATGATGTTATGGTCCAAGAAAATTTTTTAAAACCAGTTAGTACATCGTCAGGAAGAGAGAATCAAAGTAGCGAGTAATGATTATTGTAATATTTTTAATACATTTGTCGTTGTTGTTGCTGTTGTTGGGGACCCTTTGTTGCAACTGTGTCCATAACCATTATAAACCCTAAAGTCATAACAATAAACGGCAACAATACCAAAAACCACGAAACAGATTTGTATCCTTTAGAGCACAAAAAGTTCAAGAACCACGTCCAAATAGCAATAGTGATCAATTTCATCATAATCGTAGAAAATTGAAATCTTTTCATAATTACAAATACCAAACTTATCAACGATAACACAAAATAAATTTGCGCGGGGGTGCATAACTCAGCAAGATTCATATTATACATTATAATTATATAAAAACTTTTTATAGATTTTTCTAAATTATATATTTCTAAATTTGATTACGATTTAAAAGGATTTTTACATAGTAAACTAATGTCAACTGCAAGTTATACCACACAAAATGATTTATTATTAACGAATCTGATGGATTTTTATAAAAACCAAGATAATTTACATAGTATGCTAAAGATTATTACAGGCGAATCCAAAATTTCCTTGCGAATTGTTGACTGGTTTGTCACAAATTACGCGAAAAAATATTATACATTGTATTCTTATGAAGATATAAATGGTTCGACCAGACGATTTAAGGTGTATGTAGATTATAAATTAAAATTAAAAGCTTACAGTAAGGCTCGTTTTGACCCTTTTTGCCGATGGGATAGAATTAGCATACCATATAAGGGTGATACTTTTATTGAAACTACCATCGGACAGCTTAATTTCTTTAAATGGTCGTTGGATAATAAAATTATCAATTATATCGAAGAAAATTATGATGCGATTGAGAAGGATATGAATAATCGAAATAGCACGTCGAAGCGTAAGGATATTAGTGTGGATAATTCAAATACGAAAACGAGGAAAAAGAGAGAAGAATTGTCCGTGTCCGCCACCAAAAGCATCAAGAAAGAGGTCGTGGAAATTGTAGTCAATTTTAATTGATGTGATGATATAAAAATCGTTATTAAATTATTATATTTTCGTTATTGAAAGTAAAACCATATAAAGACAATAATATAGTGTATATTATAATGAACCAAATAGATTTTGTCAAATTATTTGAATATAATAAAGGGAGGGATTATGTGTTTTATGAATGTGGAATAACACATAAAAATATTGAAAATGGGTTGACGCCGGATGATGAACGATTGTTAATGACAAAAGGAGATATGTATAAAAACGCAAATATATGTTATAACGTGGATAATATAAATTCTAATGAAGTCTTATCTACAAATAATGATATATACAATAATAATAATTTTGTCATTGATTTAGATAATATTTGGGAATGGCTGGGATTTAGTCAAAAGGCAAGAGCAAAGAATTTATTAGAAAAACATTTTATATTAAATACAGATTATATTAAAACGTTGTTCGATAACGAACAGCAAAAAAAAGGTAGAGGAGGGCATAATAAAGAAGTATTATTAATGAACGTGAAAACCTTTAATTTATTTTGTTTGAAGGCTGATACGGATGTTTCTAATAAAATTCACGAATATTATATTAAACTAGAAAGATTATTTATAAAATCATTAGATGATGAATGCGTATTATTTACCAAAAATACACAAATAGAGGGTGAATTTATTAAATCACTTGATGAATTAATCCCATTATTAGCATCTCAAAAATCTGGTTTAACTAGACACTTAATAAAAAATTATAAAGAAAATTATCATTATATTATTGATAAAACAACATACAATAAGGACCCTAGTAATGTTCGTGGTGGTAATAATTACAAGAATTATATGCTTACAGAGTATACATTTGAATTATTAAAAAATTCTTATAATTTGAGAAATAAATATATTACAAACATAAGTGAAAATGTAAAATGTATAAATATTGGAATGTGTATAGAAAATCAAACTATTGGATTTATTGAAAATTCTTTTCAAGGTGTGGTTGATACGAAGAGACAATATATTTTTGACAAATATAAAGTTGATTTATATTTTCCAGAGTATAAATTAGTTATAGAATGTGATGAAAATAACCATGATGATAGAAATCAAAATGAAGAAAAATTTAGAGAAGAATACATACTATCGTTAGGAAATATTATGATACGATTTAACCCAAATGATACTAAATTTGAATTATCAATAGTATTACGAGAGATAAATAAAGTATTATTTTCAAAAGAAAGTATAGAAAATAGTAAATTAATTTTATTACCTTGAATCCTTCGTCACACTATACCTAAAATATTATATATTTGTTATATATAACATAACAAATGTGTTTTAATTATAAAGTGTCTTTATTGACATTTATAACATCATTTATTACTTCTGGATTATGGATATTTTATGGTAATAATAAATATCATAATGAAAATGTAGTATATGGTATATCATTTTTCTTCATATCGATCATGCAATTTTTCGATTTTGTATTCTGGATTGATTTACACAATACTTATGGAATAAATAAAATAGCAAGTATAATTGCTTCCATTATAAACGCGGGCGCACCAACCATATTCTATTTAATAAAAAATTTATATTATAAACCTTCCTTCAATTCACCAACAACCATTGGTTTTTTATTCATAAATATTATATATTTTATCAATGTCATAATAAATTATGTGAAATATTTATATAATAGTAAACACGTATCAGGTGTTGATAAAAATGGTCATATTAAATGGTCGTGGCTCGCATATTTTAATTCGAAATTGTACGTAATAATGTTAGCACTCAATATGTTCTATTTAACTAATTTTAAATATTCTTTATCAGTATTTTTTATAACTTATTTATTTTTATATTTAAGTTGGAAATATTTTAGTTATAATGTAGGGGAGTTATGGTGTTTTTTTGGTTCAGCTATACCACTAATTATGATTATATTGACTTATTACTTGTGATTTTTGAGAAAAAATATATTATCATTCTAATATAATGACGAAAGCCATTATATTATTATGGATTTTTTTTATGTTGATTTTACTTGTTTCTATAAAATACAATTTACATAGAGATGGAAGATACGTTCAGGGTATACAACTATTTGTAGGATTAAACGTTTTACTTACAACCTATATTATTTTGGTGCAAATAGATAATCATACAGAAGAAGTTAAAAATGAAAATACCACCTTTGTTAATATGTTGATTGGTTACGAAAATGATATTCTAGAAGAATTTATGAAATATCCAAATATGAAATATTTCTTTAATGAGTTGTATAATAATGAAGAATCTAGTGATAATTATAATAGAGACGTATATTTGGAACAATTAATATCTTATAAAATAATATCGTTTATATCATTTCATTCTGTATATTATTTTTCGCATTATAAATTACCTACATTTAGTGATTTACTTATGGAACAACATAAAAGAGTTGTAAGTCTTATAAACGGATTTATGCAATCACCGATATTTGTGAGTTATGTTAACATATATTTGAATAGATATGGTAGTGAAAATCTGGAACGTTTTTTTACATATAATAATATTAATCTACATAAGCGTATCTCCACCAACTAATATATATGTTTTTCTGCAAAAGTGTAAACGTGTAAAAGTGTAAAAATGTAATACCGAAAAACTATAATTTAAATATATAAAATTATTTAAATTATGGGGAACGCCCAGTCAATGCAAAAAATAAATTTCGAAGATGTCCAATTAGCATATAAAAATCCAGAAATATATTTACTAATTAATACATTATCTCAATCAGAACAGAAATGTTTAATATTAAATACTATTAACATTAATCAAGAAGAGGCATTAATTAATAAATATATGAATGGTGATAAAAATGTACGAATTATTATTTATGGGCGGAATTCAAACGATGAAAAAATATACAATAAATACAAACAGTTAGTTGGGTTGGGTTTTGTAAATATTTTTGTATATTTAGGTGGATTATTCGAATGGTTAATGCTGCAAGATATTTATGGTTTTGAGGATTTTCCAACTACTGTGAAACAACTCGATTTTTTAAAATATAAACCTCATCAAAAACTAAATGTCGCGCTCCTTGAAAATGGGTAATAATTTACAATGGTTTTTTCAAAAGTCCTTCGTTAGATAATGTATCCGCACGCGTGTTTTCATTTCTATATACGTGTTGGTAAGTAACTTTTATAAAATTTGATTCGAGTTTTTTTGCTTCGGCGTATAAATATTTTAAATTATGTGAATTCACTTGGTAATCTCCTTTCATTTGATTAATAACTAATTGACTATCTCCTCTAACTAAAATATAATCAATATGTAAAGCGGTTGCTTCTATTAATCCCATTATAAGACCTAAATATTCAGCTCCATTATTTGTAACACGGTCACCTACAAATACACTATCTGCCCATATTTCTACACCATTCTTATATAATACAGCACCAGAACCACCTGGTCCAGGATTTCCTTTACAACATCCATCAAAATTCATAACATATTCTGATACAAATTCATCTTCGTTATTATTATTATTATTATTATTATTATTAGTTGTGGTTATCATTTTATATATAATTTAATATTTACTTTTTAAATATTATTAAATCAAATTTATTTTGAATCCGAAATTCGATTGAATGCTTCTGAATGAATTTGTAATAAATATATTGGATTATATTTTATTTTATAATGTTCGTCGTGTAATTTTATAAAATATACAATTTGTATTAAATTATAAAAACCGTGTCCTATAAAAAAATGCCACATAGGATGACCTAATAATAATATATGATTATTCACGTGTTTACACGTTATTTCAGTGCACGCCCAAATAGCGCCACTTATACTGATAGTAAGTAGAGAGTTAACCGATTTAGTTTTGATGTGTGATTGAAATGATATGTCTAACAATTGTATTAATTTATATATCTTATAATATAAATATACGACAACACACGTGAATAACTCGGGAAACATAAGTCTATAATCTGACATCACATTACTAATCATAAATATATACATTCCAAATAAGTAACAAAGTAATCTATATTTTTTATTATACAGTTGTGTTATCGTCCATTTTTTATCTTGTTTGATAATTTCTAACCCAGATTCAGTCATAGATACAGTTCTTGATCTAACTGATGTAGTTAAATCAGTATCACTATTTTCTCTTATGTATTTATTAGTATATGTTAAAAAATATACGTTATCTGTGTATATAATACCAGAAAAAACTGTTATAATCATAGGGATTTCATCAAATAATGCCCATCCAATATTTCCATACCAATGATATCCAGTAGAGCCGACACCAACTATAGCTAAACTAGCAAACAAAATATCAATAAATAAATCATTACGAACATTCATTAAACCATATACACCAAAAAATACAATAAATAATGAAGAGAATGAATTATAATATTCAGGAAGTCCTAATAAATGTTCTTCACAAAAAGAATGATCCATGTCGGTCCATTTCATTTACAAATAGTTCAGATAATAAATTATATTCTATATATTTTATTATTGTATTAATGTAGTATTAGTCGGTGATGGTTGGATATATGGTATTTTTGGTATTGGTGGTATTGATGGTATTATGGGTATTGCGGGTATAGAAGGAGCGTATATTTTTGGAAATTCTATTTTCGGTATATGTATTTTTGGAATAGGTATTTTTTGTATATTTGGTAATAATGGTGCGATATAAAAAACACTGACTCCAAATAAAAAACAACAATATAAATATGTGGATCTCATTATTATAACAAATCAATATAAATATTTTATTCGTGTAATATATTATAATAGTAATATGTTTCTACCTTTTCTGTTATTTTTTTCTACTTTATGCGCCATTGCTAAAGCGTCTGATCCTGAATGTCCAAGTATGTTATATCCTCTAGATCGTCGAGTAAATACAACATCTTTTACAATTGTTCAATATAATGTTGAATGGTTATTTGTGGATTATTATAGCGAAGCAAATTGTCCCGGGGCAAATTGCTCGTGGAAAAATACGAGTGAAGCAACAACCCACGTTGAGTATGTATCAAAAATTATCAATGATATAAATCCAGATATTATAAATTTATGTGAAGTAGAAGGATGCGATGAATTGAATATGCTTATTAAGAATTTAAATACTGATGGAGGTGCATATATGCCTTACTTAAAAAAAGGCACTGACAGTGCAACTGGACAAAATGTGGGTATGATAACTCGTATTGACCCTACAGGTGACTTAGATAGAACTGATGAACGATATGATTATCCGATTCCTGGTTCTAAATGTAATTATGTTGGCGCCCCAGGTTCTTCTGGTGTAAGCAAAAATTATATATCAGAATTTGTGTTGTATGGTAAAAATGTCGTGTTTATTGGAGCACATTTATTGGCTTATCCGACAGATACAACGAGATGTGCTGAAAGAGAAGCGCAAGCGCAAGTTTTACAAAATGTCATTTTCGAGTATTACAATAAGGGGTATGAAGTAATAATGATGGGTGATTTTAATGATTTTGATGGAGAAGTGATTGATGCGAATAATAATATACCTATCTCTCATACATTGGACATCCTAAAAGGAAATTTTGGAAATCATATTGGAAAATATCAATTATATAGCGTAGCAGAAAGGATTCCAAAAGCCTCTCGTTTTTCAGACTGGTGGGATTCAAATAACAATTGTGTTTCTACTCCGAATGAATTTTCTATGATAGATCACATATTAGTGTCTGATTTTCTACAAAAAAAAATAAAACGTGCGTATTTTTACCAAGCATATGCCGAGTTTTGTGATACATATAATTCAGATCATTATCCATTGGTTGTTGAAATGGAAGGGAATATTTATATTTGATCTGGGATATCGACCTCTTGCGAATAATTATCTAATTGAACAAACTGTTTGAATTGATGAATCCATAACGCTAATTTTTCTTTATTTTGAAATATATCTATATTTCCATCTACAATTAATTGATTTTGACAAATACACGCGGAAGATGTTTTATCCATCATTCGTTCATGGTATAGGTTACATTCAGTTAAATATTCCAATGGTATGCTATCTTCCCCAATTCTTGAACGTTTCGCTATTCTATTATAACAAATTTCAGGATTTGCCTTTACATAAACTACTTGTTTAATCGGAAAATCGTCAGCAAATGTTTGAAACCATTTCATGTATATTTGATAATTTACGCTTTCAATTTTACCAGCTTCGTATAACATTTTAGCAAATACGAATTTATCTGTATCCAAACTCCTTTCCGTAACAAATAATATGGCTTCTGGATTTTCCTTTACTGCTTGTTTAAATGTTGCTAAACGTGAAATATACGCCATCATCTGAAATGAAAATGAATATTTTTCTTGGTGTTGATAAAATTTTTGAAGCATTGTATTCCCCTCTACATCTTGAATTTCTTCCCATTCATCAACAGGTTCTTTAAGAAACACAATACGTTTATCATTTACGAGTTCTTTACGAAGATTCGCTAATAATGTAGATTTTCCTGAACCAATATTTCCCTCAATTGAAACAAATTTTTTAGTGGTGGTTTCCATCATTGTATATAGAATATAGAGAATATATGTGATATGTTTAAATATAATTGATTATTATTAATTTCAATTTTTAAATTAATGGTATATCATAATCACATACCATAATCGCATACCATAATCGCATATCATAATCACATATCATAATACATTTATATAAAAAATTGAAATGTAAAAAAGATATAAAGTTATTTATACACTATAATAAACCAACACCGTATAAAATGGATCTTACACAACGTAAATTAAATAAATCTGAATGGGAATCTATTGAAATTCCCGTTTCTCAAGAAGAAAAAGATGTTCTATCGTTAATAATAAAAGGATACAACAACGTTAATATAAAATATAATAATTTCAATTCACTTTTCACCTATTTGAAAATTGAGTATACTGAAGCAATGGAAGATCATTTATTTAATAAATACTTCTCAGATAAAATAAAAAAACTAAAAAAAGAGTACCCAGATGGAATTACCGACGTAGTTGTTACTTCAAAACCAATTATAAAAAAGGCTGATATAATTCGTATAGATCAAAACGATTCATCAAAAATAAATTCAAGTATTATATATGAATGTCTATTAGTTGAAATTGTCGAAAAAATATTAAAATATAAAAATAAAAACGATAATGATAAATGGGTATTACAATATTATACTCTATCCAAATTAAACAAAAATAATATATTATTAGTAAATCGACATATTAAATCTATTGTTACCCAAACCCTTAAATTATTTGAAGATGACATCAATATGTCCAATGTGATTCATAAATCAGTAGATTTAATTGAAAAAAATGATGCTATATTAAAATATTCAGATATGACACTATATGAACACCAAAAACAAATATTTACAGTAATGCGGCAACCAAATCCAAAATTAGCGTTATATATTGCTCCAACCGGAACAGGAAAAACACTAACACCAATTGGGTTATCCGAACAATATCGTATTATATTTGTATGCGCCGCTAGACACGTTGGGCTAGCTTTGGCCAGGTCTGCGATTTCAGTTGATAAAAAAATAGCATTTGCGTTTGGATGTGCCAGTGCCGACGATATTAGACTTCACTACTTTGCCGCAAAAGAATATCAAGTGAATAAACGTTCTGGTAGAATTGCAAAAGTAGATAATAGTGTGGGGGACAAGGTAGAAATTATGATTTGCGACTTAAAATCGTATTTACCTGCAATGTATTATATGATATCATTTAATCCAATTGAAAATATTATTGTATGTTGGGACGAGCCAACTATAACAATGGATTATGAGACACACGAATTACACGAAACCATTCAAAAAAATTGGCACGATAATTTGATACCAAATATGGTGTTAATGTCGGCAACGTTGCCTAAATTACACGAGCTTACTGATACCATCAGCGATTTTAAAGAGAAATTTAATAATGCTGAAATTCACAATATAGTAAGCAATGATTGTAAAAAATCTATTCCAATTATTGATAAAAATGGGTATGTCGTATTACCACATTATTTAAGCGACAACTATTCTGAAATATTAAAAATAGCAACACATTGTAATAATAATTTGACATTATTACGATATTTTGATTTAAATGAAATTGTTGAATTTATTATGTATATAGAACAAGGTGGGTTTGCTCCCAAAAATTTAAAAATAAATAGATATTTTGCTTCATTAGATGATGTAAATATGCAACATATTAAATTATATTATTTGAGTTTACTTACAAAATTTAACGATGAGTCTTGGGTTACGATTTCAAATACATTAAAAATTTCAAGAAAGAAACAAATTTTACCAAATAATACGGTTGATTCCGCTGGTAATGTGTTACGAAAATACTCCAGTATTGGACCCGGTGTTAGCTATTCTACATCGAGTACTAGTGCAAACGTAAACGCCGGAAAACCCCTACAAAAAATGGCAAGTGAACAAATATTACCTACTAATCCACAACCAACTGGAGATTGTGCTATTTATGTATCTACAAAAGACGCATATACATTAACAGATGGACCAACAATATTCCTCGCAACAGATGTTGAAAAAATAGCAAAATTTTGTATACAACAGGCGAATATTCCAGCAAAAGTAATGAACGATATTATGGAAAAAATAGATTTTAATAATAATATTAATGAAAAAATTTCATATTTGGAAAAAGATTTGGAAGATTTGGAGGAAAATAATAGCGCGAAAAATGTTGATTCTGACGTTTCAAAACACGGAGGAAAAAATTACGCGGCAAAAAAAAGTGGAGGGGGATCATCGTCGGATAGAAAAGACATATCTGATAAAAATATACCCGCAACTAAAATAAATTTTGAATTGGAATCACTACGCGCAATGATTAAACCAGCAGAATTGAACGAAACGTTTATTCCTAATAAGCAATTACATTTACGAAAATGGTCGTCAAATGAATTAAATAATATAAAATCGTTTTCAAGCGATATTGATGAAAACACCATTATTAGTATAATGTTGTTAAAAGACGTATCTGATAGTTGGAAAATATTATTGCTTATGGGTATCGGTGTATTTACAAATCATATAAATATTGATTATACCGAAATTATGAAAAAACTGGCGGATCAACAAAAATTATATTTAATTATCGCTTCAAGTGATTATATATATGGGACAAATTATCAATTTTGTCACGGGTATCTAAGTAAAGATTTGAATTTAACTCAAGATAAAATTATTCAAGCGTTCGGGCGTATTGGACGAAATAATATCCAACAAACTTATTCTATTCGTTTGAGAGATGATGAAATTATTAAGAAATTATTCTATGAAGATTTGAATAAACCTGAGGTAAAAAATATGAATTTACTGTTTAAATCTCTATAGTACTATCTCCTTCCTACTTTTTCGGGTGGATCTTCGTTTCGATTTTCGCGATTTACCGCCAGTATATTTATGACCGTGTCTTCGTGTTGATTTTCGCGAGTTATGTCTCATACCTTTGCGGGTATGTTTAATACCGCCTTTTTTATCAATACCATCCATTAATTTGGCTAATCTTGTTTCTTCTGGACTCAAAAATCTTTTTGGTTTAAACACATCTGCGTCTTTAATCCCAAGTCTTTTTGCTCGTTGCCAATCTGTAGTGGCTTTATAATTTTCAAGAAGTTCTGCTTTGTCGACTGCTGCTATTCCAGGAGCCATTTCGTCTGCGGTTTGTTTTATTAAAGCATCCACTTCTGCGTTATTCCCTCTTATTAGTTTTTTTCGTGTTTCTAAAAATTTTTCTCTCCTAACATCAGAAGTTAATCCCCTTTCTCTAGGCGTTAATCCCTTTTCCACACGTTTTACACTTAATAAATTAGTAAGCAACTCTCGTTTTCTAGGAGTCATTTTTTTAAATTCTGTTGTATTTTTATCAATTGTTCTATCTACTGTAGCTGGATCTATTTCTATTATATCTGCTTCATCCATCTCATCAATCTGTTTTGGATTGGTATATAAATGTTTTTTTCTAAAAATAGATGTCATATCTTTAAACCCAGATGTTAAAAATGATGACATAATATTTACAATACATTATATGAATATTATATATTTTTATAAACCTAATAACAAACAACAATTAAAAAATGAAAAAAAATCACAACACGAATAAGATATGTTCGGTGTGTTATTTTTTCCTGTTGATTTTTCTAATGTAGAGTCTAAAAGTTTTTCGTTGTTCATTTATTATTTGTATATATTAGTTTTTAAATTTATTATTATAAGTACACCGCAATTTGTTGAGTTATTACTTGTCGGCATATCGGACACGCGTTTATATTATTATGTGCGCATTCAGAACAACAGCAAATATGTCGACACGGATTAAATAAAATATTTCGTTGCCGTGTCATACAAATTACACATCGTAATTGAGTATCATCTTGGAGCGAACTGGAAGAGGCGCTGGTCGACTGAGTTTCTACCACTGGCGCTGCTATAGATCTGATATAAAACGCGACATTTAAATCGTCTCCGTATTTTGACGCAAGTGTGACATTATTTTGATAAATAAGGGCCGCACCATTTTCGGAAGGTATAATTTGTTGACGTGTATCTACAAATTCACAGTTTTCTAAATTAAAATCTTGACAAATTACTGGACGCATAATTTCGATAAATTGTGTGACGGTCCATAGTGGATTGATTAAATAATGTTGTGAATTTGTAGTGAAAACTAATTTGAAGTAAGTATTCTTAAATCCAGTTGTAATTAAATTTGAGTATTCCATTTTATTGTGTATATTGGTGTATTATAATATGTAATAATGATTTATTGTATATTATCAATTCAATTTTTTATATTATTTGGTGGTGACGGATTCTACACGCATTTTAATTTACTACCCACACTTTTGAAATAACAATTATTATACAATATATTTTTATCTAAAGCTTTTGTCAATGTTTTATCACTCATTTTTAATTGTTTGATACAATCATGTTTACACACGAATTCAGCGACCAAATTATTTTCAGCATTGTATTGACCGACACCATCTTTATATAATAATGGCTCTCCATATTTTTGAACGAAACTGGTTTTTAGTTCATCATCACATTTATCATATAATATATAATAGTGTCCGTTTGTCAATGACACGTTTTTAACAGGTGTATCTAATGATGAACTAGACGCATAATCATTACTTGTCGCTGCGTTTTTTCTATCTAAATAAACATTGAGAATCTCCGTTTTCTCCTTATTTAATTTCGCAATATATCCTAGATTTTGTGTTTTGGTTTGTTTTGTTGGAAGAATATTTGCAATTATGTTTGGATCTGTATTTCTATCTACAAATGCCCATCTAAAACCATTATAAACAGTATTATCCTCGATAGCTTTAACTATACTCGGTCTTTTTACTTTGAAATTATACTCTTTTATACATTCAGCAACTGATTCATATACTTTGTTTATTGTCATTGTTTCGGAATTTATTTGTTGTAATCTTGGTCCCACTGTTGCTAATGGTTCTTGAAAATTAGTTGTTGTTTTTGTTTGTAATGAGTTTAATTTGGACGAAATATCTTTATTTGAGTTTTCCAAGTTATCTATTTTTCCCGATAATTGTTTTACAGTGTTAACTAATTCTTGAATCAATAAATTGTCGTTATTTGAATTTTTCATTTCAAGCATTAATTTTAATTGTTCAATTTCGAGTTCTAGTTTATTTGTATCGTTATTATTGAAATATTTTATATTGTTGTTAATAATATTTAATAACGATTGATAAGATAGATTTTTTCCAATTAAAAATAATTCCATTTCTGTTTCGTGACTAGGTAAATCATTTACTTTACTTCCTCTAATGAGATCGTGTTCTTTTATAAAAGTTTCAAAATCCTTACTTTTATTCACGGTAAAACAATCTAATAATAAACATTCTTCATATTTAGTTTTATGTTCTTTATATCTATCCAACACTCCTTTACGACTTTCACCTACTTTTACAATATATTGCCCATTTTCAATTGTTTTAACTTTTATAACGTAAAAAATGGCACCAGCCGTTGCATATTCCTTGAGCAAAATTTTTTCTCTTTCTAATATCTTTTGCTTCTCTAGTTTTATATTATATTCTTGCGTCTTTTTGTCTTCTAAATGTATAATTTCATTTTTTGCGTTTTCTAGTTGTAATTTTAATTCGTTACTTTCTTCTTGGATTATTTGTTGTAATATTTCTTCCAATTTAATAAAATATTCGTGGATTTCTTTTGCCTTTTTTGTTTCTGCTTTTATACAAAATAATTTAAATGTTTTTACTGTAAGCATAATGGTTTCTTTATTGTGACCACCGTGTTGTTTTTCTTCAGTTGAATCTTGCTTTCCCTGCAGGGAAAGCAAGTTTTTATAATCAATGTCTATTTTAAATTGTTTCTCCAATAATATTTTTGCTTTTACCTTTTGGTTAAATCCCAACCATTTCCATATATTATCTAAATCAATAACAAAATCGGCGGTTTGGTTGTAATTTAGATAACAATAACACGACGCAACAAACAATTGTTGCTCCATTTCTGAAAAATTTTCTTGAATTTTTGTCAAAAATTTATTATTATAGACATTGGTAAGCTTGGTGATTGGATTTGACTCAATTAAGTGAACAATATTTAGTGATTGCATACTTTATAATGTATATAACAGTATTATCTTTATATTGTTATTTTGTTTATTATAAACAAAACCAAGTTCTTTAATACTATAAATTACTATAGTATTAAATTAACATTATATTAATAAAATAAATATAAAATGACACGATATATGGTGTTTAATTGGAATAAGCAAGCCCGCCCATACCAGACATAATGCGGAGAACATTGTAGTTGGTGGCATAGACACGGACCTTGGCAGTGCGGGTTCCCTCAACAGTGGCGTTGGAGAGCACAAGTTGGAGGGTGGCATTGTCAATTCGGGAGAAGTTGCACGTCCCTGAAGGTTGATGTTCCTCGGGGCGGAGGGCAAAGGAGTACACGTTGATACCTTCATCGGGGCAACGGGTGTGCACTTGGTAGGGTTGGACCCAAGAGAAGTAAGACCCTTCACGCTCAGAGAAGCGATCTTGGCCGTTGAGTTGGAGCTTAGCAACAACGACGGGGTTTTGTCCCCAACAGTGCATGTCCAAAGAGGTCTCAGAAAGAACGAAGGTTCCGGCATCAGAGACGGATGAGCCTTGGTTGTGGTTGGTGCGGGGAGCACCGTTGAATTGGTCAAGACTGGACAATCCGAGGGAGGCAAGAACGTTGGCTTGGTTAGCAGTGTCAGCGGCGTTGAGGCCGACTTGGGGACCACCGAAGTTGGGCTCGTTCAAGGCGTTGTTGTAAACACCTCCGTGCCAGTATCCGGTGAAACCAGCTCCGATGTATTCATCCATAGCACCAGCGTCTTGGAAGAGGCCACGAGCATCAATGAAAGCACCAGCGCCAGCAGTGGCGTCGGGGCCACCGAAAGCGTGGATGGCGTTGGGGAGGGCATCGACGGCATCGGTGTAGTTGAAGGGTTGGGCACCAAGCACCTTGAACAAGGTGGCGTCGCAAAGGAGAGACGAGCAATAATCAACGTTTTGGTCAGGTTGAACAACCCAGATCAATTCCTTTACCGGGTGGTTAAAATTGAGCTTGATCTTGTTACTGGAAGAACCAACAGATTCATCACCAGTGAATTGGAGCTGAGTAATCAAATATTCGTGGGGATTTTGGGCGAATCTTCGGCGTTCATCAGTGTCCAAGAAGACATAGTCGACGTACAAAGAGGCGGCAACCAAAGATTGGTTGTATGCGATGGTCGCAGTGACGGGGGTTCCAACATTGTATTGTTTGCTGGAGACATTGGGCAATCCTTGAGTGGTGTTGCAACTGAGGGAAGTGACAGCCCACAAGCACTCATCAATGGGGCGAAGATCGAGGTTGATCTTGACCTCGTGGTATTGGAGAGCAATCAAAGGAAGAGCAAGACCGGGGTTGGTGCAAAACCAGAATTGGAAAGGCACGTAAAGGGTGGTCTCGGGAAGGGCGTTACGGGGAGCGCACACTTGACGGGGAGCAGTGGAATCACAAGGCCCATCAACATCAGCAAAAGAGGGATCGGTGATGAAGGTGAGTTGAGTGGTGTTTCCAATCATCTTGAAATAACCGCGTTGTTGTTCAGAGGTCATGGTAAGTTGATTCCAGATGTGCATCCAGTCACCATATTGACGGTCAATGCGTTGACCACCGATTTCAACCTCAACTTGAGCGATGAGTTGTTCACCGGGGAAATCCAACCAACGGGCATAGACACTGTTGCGTCCGGAGCTGACAGAGGCAGCGTTGCCCATAAGTTGGTTGATCTCGGGAAGAGTGATTTGGAGGTAGGTGCGGTAAGCAAGATCACCGTTTCGGCTGATAATGCAGGTCACACGGCGCCCAAAATCGGCTTGTCCGTTGAATGTTTGTTCGATAGATTCGATAGCAAAGTTTGTGTAGCGTCTGTAGGTCACTTTCCAGAAAGTAATTTGAGGATTGCCAGTAAGGTATACGTCTTGCGCGCCATAAGCGACTAGTTGCATAAGTCCACCACCCATTATTATAATATCCCTAAAGAAAAAAATTTTTTGGAATTTAATTTAATTAAAAAATAAATAATTTTAATTATATTACATATTAAGATGTCATAAAAATACAACATTTTTTATCATTCATCGATGTAAGTAAACATTTTCAACAAAAAAACATTTTATTCCTTCAGAATTTTATCAATTTTTTGTTTATAAATGATACAAAATACAGAAATTTGTCATTATGTATTTATATTATATGAAAAATATATAAAAATAATATTATATTATATATAACACCATAATGGATTACGATTTTTTAATAAATAAGTTAAAAATGTATGAAGAAGAAAATATTAAACTAAAAAAACAATTAGAAAAATATACACATTCTCAAAAAGAATATTACGAAAAAAATAAAGAGGTTGTAATGCAAAAAGCAAGTGAAAATAAAAAAAAACTTAAGGAAACTAATCCTGACAAAATTAAAGAATACGCAAAAAGAGCATATTTAAAACGAAAAGAAAAATTACAAAAAATAAAAGAACCAAAATTGGAAAATGAACCCATTTAGTAACTTATATCATTTTATAAAATGATATAAACATATTATCTTTAGTAATTATATAATGGAACTGTTACAGTATAATGAGAATGATGATTTATTTCAAATAATGAAGGTTCAAATGAGTTCAGAACAGGAACAGATATTTATGATTAGTCATTATTTATATTTACAACACGGATCTGACAGCACTAAATTTGTAGTTGATTTTGACAATGTTTGGAAAACTGTAGAATTTACACGACGAGATAACGCAAAACGAATCTTAGTTAAACATTTTACAGAGCATATAGATTACGAAATAATCACACCTCATTTTGGAGGGGCGACTAATGAACAAAAAACGCACGGTGGACAAAATAATGATGAAAAAACAGCTTATCAATTGGGAGAGGCATTCACTCATTTGGGAGGAGCTGCTTTGTCAAAAAACAAAGCAGCTTTTGGAGAAAAAAACAATGGAAAAAATTTAGGCGGAGCAGGACAAAATAAAGAAACAATTTTATTAACAGTCGATTGCTTCAAAAATTTTTGTATGTTAGCAGCAACTCCAAAAGCAAAAGTAATTCGTTCATATTACGTCAAGATGGAAAATATAATGCACAAATATTATAAACAGTTTCAATCTAAAAATAATGAATTACAAAATTCACTCCAACTGTCACAAAATTCGCTTCAACTGTCACAACATTCGCTTCAACATTCTCAAACAGAAACAGCAATTAAACGACACGAAGTCTTGATAGAAAGTAATAAAAACAAATGGCTTGTGTATTTTTGTAAAATTCAACCATATGACGATGGTAGTTTCATATTGAAAATCGGAGAAACAGTTGATATAAAAAATCGGATCGACGCACTAAGATGTGATTTTGGAATGAATATAATTTTATTAGATGTATTTGTATGCGAAAATAGTATTAAATTTGAAAAGTCGTTACATAATAGTAATGAACTGTTAAAATATAAATATAACCAACTCGAGCATAAAAATAAAAAGTTTTCAACAGAAGCATATCGTATTCCAACTCAAAAAGAATATGAAAAGATTGTGAAATTTGCAAATAGTGAAATACATAAATATAATAATATTGAATTCACGCGATTGCGTGTCGAAGAAAAAAAGATTGATTTAGTTGCGTCATTTATTCCATTTTGTAAAAATTATGATGAAGTTATGAATATATTGAATAAAATAACATCACCAATACATATATTAAATAACACACAATTAGAAATAGGATTCGATAAAAAAGAAAACATAATTGAAGAAGATAATACTATTTTTAAAAATGAAGCAAATGAATATAATTATGTTAATGAAAACGAAGAAGAAAATAAAATCATATCATCAATAAATGCAAACTCATCTGGTCCGATTGTTCAAATATATCATAAGAATGACCTAAAAAATGTAGTTCACGTGTATAATAGCATTACGGAAGCAACGAGAGATTTTAATTATAATAATCAATCCGCATCATTTACAGCAATAAAAAAAGCATTTCAACATAAAACAATTTATCTGGATTATAGATGGCATTTTATTACTGATCGTCAAGAATCTAATTTACATCAACCACGAGATATTGGAGAAACCGTACATACTCAGGAACGAAAACAAGGACAAGTTGCAATGTTAAATATCGATAAAACCAAAATTATAAAAGTATTCCAAATATCAAAAGACGCCGCGAAAGAAATATTACAACATCCATCAGCAATGTGCACAGCAATAAAACATTCCTCGCCATTAAATAATCATTATTGGATGCGCTGGGAAAATGTTGATGTTTCGTTACAAGATGATTTTTTACAATCAAATCTTCTTCCAACTAAACAAAAAAATATAAGAGGAATAAAAATTAAACAAGTGCACCCAATAACAAATGAGCTTGTAAAAATATTTGCGTCTTATACAGATATTCAAAAAGAATTGAAGATTTCAGTTAAAAAATTGAAAGAACTAATAGAGAACAATGAAATATACCAAGGAAAATATAAATTTAAACTTTTTTAATCTAGGGGATGTGACGGAGCGGAACGCGTAGTTACAGACCCAGAATACGGAACGCTAGTTGAGTATTCTGGGAAAACCCCTACTACATTATTTACAAACAAACCTAAATTTGTAAATAATATTGTCATATCAACAATTTACTCATATCAAAATTGTCCTTCATAAATGAGGCCAAATAAGAGTCTGAAAGATTTCTTTTTTTCCTTCGTGATTTTTATAAAAAATAAAATTGAATAATAATTTTAATCTTTATACACCTTTTCTCATTTCAAACGCCCATTTTATTAACTAATATTTTATAAATAAAAATATTAATTATTGCTATAAGATATATATGTTCCATTTTCAGGTATATTTATTTTATAACATTCTGTATCACCAAACCCTTTTAGATTAAGGGTTTGTTTT